AGGTAAACAATGCAGCTAAAAATCTTAAACTTCCCAGCCAATTTGTCACATCAATAAATAGCCTTAACAACGTACTGAAAACCACAAACTCATTAATGAGGGCGCAAGTCCAGCTACAAGAACGTTTAGTAAATGCCGCTAATGCTTCAACTACCGCCACAAATAACAACACAACAGCAAATATAAACAATGAACGTGCCGAACGCGAAAGGATAAGAACTGAAAGGGAACGATTAAGGTTAAGCGAAGATCAACGAAGGGCAGAGGAAAGGCAGCAACGTTCAACTAATTTACTTGGCAGTGCTTATTTACAATTAAGTAGACAGCAAGCCGCAGCAGCTAGGGTAGTTCAGGATTTAATAGTTAGGGGTAGAACAGCCACACAAACTCAAAGGGAATATGACAGGGAACTTCAAAATGCACAGAGGGAATTTGACCGACTAAACCAAAGGGTAACAACAGCAGATAGAGCCGTAGGTAGATTTAATAGGAACGTGGGTAATTACCCGATGCAAGCTGTAAGAGGCATAAAAGATTTAGTAGGTGCTTTTGGTATAGTAGGAGGTGTTACAGCTTTTGCCATGGTGGCTAAAGATGTGTTTCAAACTACCAAAGAATTACAGTCTTTAGGGTTTGCAATGAAGCAAGTAGTAGGAACGCAAGAAGGTTTTGCTAAGTCACAGGAGTTTTTAACCAGAATATCAGAGGCATACGGGATAGAAATCAATGGACTTACTAGGTCTTATACTGGTTTTTACGCAGCAGCAAAAAACGCCATAGATGCGGGTGAGATAACTTCAAAACAAATAAACGATATTTTTGAAAGCGTTGCTAAGGCTTCGGGTGCAATGGGTTTAAGCGTAGAGCAGCAGCAAGGAGCATTTTTAGCATTGCAGCAAATGATTTCCAAAGGCAATGTTCAGGCAGAGGAAATAAGAGGACAGTTAGCAGAAAGATTACCGGGGGCGTTTGGTATTTTAGCAAAATCTATGGGTGTTACCGAAATAGAATTAAATAAATTACTTAAAGACGGTAAAGTTATGGCGGCAGAGGTGTTGCCTGAATTCGCTAAACAATTAGAAAAAGCTTATGGTATAGAGAATTTAAACCGAGTAGAAACTTTAGCGGCAGCCACAACACGACTAGGAAATGAATGGACTAATCTAATAAGGACGTTTAGTGAAAGTGATGGGGTTATAAGCAAGTCATTAAGAGGGATTATAAAGCTAACTGCTGATGTTGTAAAAGGGTTTAATTTAATTGCGGGAGGCGAGAGAAGCAGAGATAACTATTTGCAAGAAGGTATTAGAGAAACTGCACTAAGAACCGAATTAGCTATATATGAAGAATTAAATAAAGAAATAGGGGAAGCCGCTACTTTAGAAAAGGCACGAGAAAATGCCGCCTTTCACCAAGAGCAAATAAATCAATTAGAAGCCGAAAGGAGAGCCTTATTAGCCAATATACAAGCTACAAAAGATGCACGCGCAGAAAGAGCTAAAGATGGAGTAATAAGTAACTTTTTTGATATTCTAGGAGATGATAAAACCATAAGACAACAAAGTCAGGCATTAGAGGATAATGCCATACAATTAGGAAAGTTTCAGGGTGCTTTAGATGCCGCTAATCAGACAATGGAGGATGGGGTAGTAGTTAATAAAAAATACTATGGGGGCGACAAGAAGAAAAACCAAAAAGCCGATATAGACTATTTACGTGCTATAAATGAGCAAATAGTACAAAACATTAATTTCCAAATAGAACAGCAGGAAAGGTTAATGAATAATGAGGATAAAAACTATACTGTTAGATTAGATGCAGCTAATGCTTATTATGCTAAACAAGAAGAACTACTAAACATTCAAGCTCAAGAAGCGCAACGGCTTAATGACTTAGAGTATAAAAATCAAAAAGAAACGTACGCAGCCGCCTTGAAAGAAGGTACAGCTACTAATACCAATCTTATAGAACTTGAAAGGCAGTATTATATTAAAAGGCAAACTATAGACGAGAACTATCTTAACAAGAAAAGTGACTTAACAATAGAGGCAGCCAGAAAACTTAAAGGTGTATTAGATGCGATAAACGACCAGCAGGAAGTTAACATTATAGATGAAGAGCAGTTAGCCAATTTAAGGCAATTGAATATGGAGTTGAACAATGTAACTCCTAACACATCATATGCTAAATTTAAAGAGCTAGAAGAACGCAAAACAGCTATAGTTGAGGATGGTGAAGAAAGGCGTATTAGGGTAGAATTAAGGCGCACACAAGCACTCATGGCAGGTATGGGCGTAGATGAGCAAAATTCTAAAACCTATGTAGACTTAAGGAATAAAGAGATTAAGTTAACTACAGATTTACAAAATGCTGAACAGGCACGTTACGATAAAAGCACGCAGCTTACACTGGAATTAAAACGTGCTACCGATGAATATTTATCTAGTTTTAGTGACGGTATATTTGGAGATTTAGGGTTGACCGCTTTAGAACAATTCTTTAAAAAAGGAGAGGATGGTTTAACACAGTTTGAGCGTAATTTTAAAGGTGCTGGGGATAACATAAGTAAACAGTTTGCAGTTGTGTTTACCACAGTAACAGAAATAGCGCAACAAGCCTTTAATCTTCTTAATCAAAACTCACAACAGAGGTTAGAAAATGACTTAGCCGAAATAGACATGCAACAGCGTTTAGCTGAACGCTTTGCAATAACAGAAGAAGCAAAACAGCAGATACAAGACCAAGCTGATGAGAAAAGACGTGAAGCACGAAACAGGGAAGCTAAGCAACAAAAAGAGATAGCTCTATTTAACGCTATTGTAAACACCGCACAGGGAGTTGTAGCAGCTTTACCTAATATACCCCTATCTGTATTAGTTGGCGCATTAGGAGCAGCGCAAATAGCTTTAATAGCAAGTCAGGATATACCACAGTTTAAAGATGGTGTGCGTAACTTTGGTGGTGGTTTAGCCGTTGTTGGGGATGGTGGCAGAAGTGAGATAGTAAGGACTAAAGATGGTGGTTTATGGCGTACACCTTCAACTGATACGTTGGTGGATCTACCAAAAGGCGCAGATGTATTTAAGTCCGATACTGATTTCTTAAGGAATAGTGGTACTTTGTTTGGTGGGTTACCTAATATTGGAGGGGATGGTACTAACTTCAAAGCGGATATGTACGAGGTAATGAATAGCGTATTGGCGGGTAATGTGGCTAGTAACAACATAAGTATAGATAAGCGGGGGATAAGGGCGTTTAGTACCAATCAGAACAGCATAACAAAGTCACACAACAACCTTGTTACATTTACGGGGGTTACTTTTAAGGGATAAAAAAGCCCCGTTATGGGGCTAATCTTCTTTAAAGTCTCCATCTGCATCACAATGAGGCGGTGGACAACCATGTTTGTTAATATTTATGTGCCTGAATATCGTGTTTATAATAGTTACAACGGTTTGCAGTAGTAAACAGAGTATTATTAAAAACCCTAAGAATTTCCAAAATCCTGAAAGGGCGTATTGTAGTATTTCAATCATTGCTTATACTCATATTTAAAGTTAACATTGTAAGTTGTTGAAGTTGTGGGTCGGGGTGGTGGATATGATGTGTATTTGAAGTCAGGTATTTCTTTGGAGTATATGGGGGATTTGCGATGTATAATATATTTTAATAGTTCCCATGCTAATATTGATGCTATAAAAGATATTAGTATTTTCATACTCTCAATTTTTATCGTTAAACAATCTATTAGCTTCGGTAATTGCGGCTTTAAGGGCTTCGGTGCGTGATGCAAAGGAGGTAGTATATTTGTCATTTATATTGAAGTTATACCACCCAGTTACACTTAACCTTTGGATAGATATATAAATTCCTACGCTATCAAAAAATTCAGTTATAAGGGCATTTTCACACACATAAGGCATGCATGATATAAAAACAGAATAAGACTCATCAAATTCAGTATTTATCATCTGGCTATAGTTATCCGAACACCACTCCTCAAAAGCGACTTTGCATTTCTCTGTTAAAATCATAACTCACGTTGTTTAAGCATCGCATCAGCCATAGCATAAGCCTTAAATGCAACTTCATCATTGCTCTCAATGTTGTCTTTAATTGCGTAATTAATGCATTCTCTAAGAGTATCTGAATTGCTTATAATAGCCTGCATAGCCTTAGCAGCGAAATAATCCCTTAAGGTAATTCCCTCGTAGTGACCGTTTGGCATTCCTGATTTCTCATCATATACCAATGTGGGAAATGCGGGGTCATTGTGTTTGGTGCTTTTTGTACTCATAATTTCATAATTTATTAAATGAGAAAATCCCTATCTGATGCGACGAAAATAGGGTTGTGTTACTTTTTAAATTTGTCTAGCCAACGGTTAACTACACCTCTTATATAGTCTTTTTGATCCGAAGGCACACGAAAGCTGGTAGTAGTGCTTTGTGTATTGTATTTTTCTTTCCTGCCAGATCCTTTAGGATTGTTTTTCATTTGTCTATATATTAAAAAATTCCTTTTTTAAAACATAGAAGGTCGATATAAGCAACGCCATCCACTAATTGAACTTCCCTAGCATCTATACAAGGTGTGCCGTCGATATAGGTTCTGTAATGTATTACACCCCAAAACTTAACAGGTTTGTAATTGGAACCCTGATAAACAGCATCCACAGTTATACTACCATTTTCATTTTTAGTAGTTGTAAAACTATCTGCAACAACAAAATGTGTTTTCTTTTTCTTAAGAGTTGGATTAACCTTCTTTATGCAAGACCATCCGTATATTTTACCATCATAAAATATAGGTGCTGTTAATTTCTCTCCACATAAAGCGCATGAAGTTTTGGATCGTCCGATGGTATGTTTTGGTTCAATCATAATTCAAGTTTTTTTAGTGCTTCAATTAAATCTTTTAATTTAAGATTTATTATTTCCTTAGAACTGTCATAGTCTAAATGTTTTCTACCTTTTAGAATAATATTTAAATGTCTTATTTCTTCTCTTATTAAAAATATAGCATGATTATGACTATTCATTAGGCTGTAGTGTTTTACCTGTAATTAAAAAATATGCACGCCCTAAAGCATACCTTATACTTACTTTTCTTTCATTGCATATATCAAAAACTTTAGGGCTAAAGTGATTGCTTATGTGTGTGTCGAATTTACTTACATCTAACATTACTGCGTTAGCATAAAGCATTCTTATTTCGGTATTAGAGAATGGGAAATTTTTATCAAATGAGTTAGTGTTCATAATTTCTATTGTTTCGTTGTTGTTATCTGAGTACAAATATACAACTATATTTGAATA